ACTGATTTTTTTGTGCCTTGTAAGCCTTCTAATAGGGCTTCTTTAGTTTCTGCCCAACGTCCATTTAGTAGTTCTGACATTTAAATTTCTCCTTAAAATTTTAGTCCTGCGAGCTTGCGAATATCAACGATATTGCTATCTGTCTCGCTGCTACGGGTGGTGTTGGAAATCTTGTTTCCGGTTACTTCTTTAGCCTCTACTAGTGCCTGTTTCTTCTGCGGAGCTTTACCACCAGAAATAACTGATGGAAGATACTTTTCAAAACTTTCGTTTAGTCGAGTAGTCTTTACACTCTCCATTAATTCACCCATGATATCACGTTGCTCTGTGTTTAGAGGAGCAAGTAATTCACTCATGATTTGTTTTCTTGTCTGTGCTTCTTTCAAAGACACAATTTCTGCTTGTTTACTTTCTACTAGAGCAACAGCGTCTGCGGCAGCTTGCGCGGCTTCAGCAATTGCTAACTCTTTCATGTCTATGACCTTGAGTAATTTTGCAGTTTCTGATTTCTCAGAAAGGTAACTAGTTTGATATTCAGAAGCAAAAGCTTCAAATAACTTACGACCGAAGTCGTTTCTACGAGCGGCATCAATGTCTTCTTTCAATGATGATAGTTCAGCGTTTAAGCTTTCACTAACAACACGATCGACCATTCCTGCTGCACGTTCTACAAACTGTTGTTTAACTTTCTTAAGTTGTTCGCGACCTTCGCGAACTAAACGAACTTTGGTTTGAGCCAAGTCTTGTTTGTCTTTGTAAAATTCTGTAATTTCTTGAGCAAGAGCTTCTACTACGAATTGTTCTAATTTACCAAACTTGCTAGCCATAACCTTTTGATCTTCATGTAGCTCTGTAACTTCAGAAGCTAGTTGGCGTGTTACGAATTGCTTCATAACTGCGCTTTCTGTCTTCATCTTCTTAGCATACTTGACTTTCATTTCGGCTAACTGCTTGCGGTCGTCAGCAAATTCAACAAGCTCACTAGCTAATTGGTCTGTGATCATGCGATCAACAGCTTCAATCATAGTGTTCTTGTCATGCTCATACTTCTGAGCAAACTCTTCGCGTAATTGAACAGCCACTTCTTCTCGAGCTTCTGTAATTCGGCTTTCGAAAGCGGTTTCAATTGACTCTCTGATCTCTTCTGAAATCACATTGTTCTCAAATAACGATTTTAGTGCATCCAACATGTGTGATTCTCCTTATTATTGGAGTTTGCTTATTATATTTAATAAGCTCTCTTTGAGATATTTCTGTGCCTTAGGATCACCCTTCACCTCTTGCGCTATGCGTAAGGCATTTACTCCACCACGACTATTCATCAGGTGTTCATAAATTGGTGTTGGATATGCGCCAGGCGCACTAGGTTGAGCCACCATATCTACTGTGATGATCTCAAAATCTGATACTTCACCGGATCCGTCATCTTTGACGTTCCCGGATCCGCGACTGCTAACACCTAATTTCACGCCGCTTTCCAGCATTGTGCGAATTAGTTGTCCCATTGGGGTCGGTAAAATTTTCAGTTTACCATAACCATTAGGACCGTCCATCCACATATTTGTTATCATGTGGCTGACTCGGTCTAGGTTAATTTTTAGATCATCTGGATGATCTACTTCTCCGAGAACTGAATAACCGTTTTGAATCTGATCGTTTAGGGTCTTGACAGCCTTGCCAATCTCATTCACAGGGTAAACACGCTGGTTAGCGTTACGTATACCGCCCTGGATACAAATCCCGGACATGTATAAGCTCTTCCCGTCTTTGTCATCAGACTCAACGATCATTTTTGCTTCGTTGAAACTGAGATTCTCTCGGAGATATAACATATTTTTCAATGTCATCTTCTAATTAATTACGGCCACCGATAAGACTTCTCTTATCAACACCGCCTACTTCGCCTTTACCTTTTTTCTCAGCGCCGTGACCTGGTTCACTTTTCTTGAACGCTGTCTTGCCTGCGTTGGAATCTTTACGGTTATGGATCTTGCCTAGTCCGCTGGTTAAGTCTCCAGCTTTAGTACTAGCTAAACCACCTTCAGTGCCGCCCTTCTCTGTTGAGAATGACTTGGCAATGTTAGCACTTGTGCCACCCATTCTGTTTGGCTTGGCTACAGCTGAACGTGTGTTAACACCGTTGTCACCGTGCTTTGGAAGGCCAACTTTCTTTGTGTATTCAGCAATCATGCTTGGATCCATCTCTGGATTTTCCATTTCTAGGTCATCTCCGCCCATTGCGTCCATGTCATCTCCGCCCATTGCGTCCATGTCATCTCCGCCCATTTCGCCTTCTTCGTCAGCCATTAACTGTTCAAATTCAGCTTTTAATTCGTCTAATGCGTCTTCTAGGTCCATGACACGGTCTTCCATGTCGCCACCTTCTGCGTCATCTTCTTCGCTGGCAAACGGATCTTCTTCGCTGTCTGCGTCCATGTCATCTTCTTCGCCTTCTGCGTCATCGGCTTCTGCGTCATCTTCAGAATCATCAGCACCAAATGGATTTGCTTCTGTATCTTCTTCGTCATCCATTGACTCATCTTTTTGGTCTTTGTCATCTTCATCATCACCGTCGGCTTCCATGAAGTCACTTTCTAAAAGTTCTTCATAGATTTCGCGTGATTTTGCTACTACGATGTTGTGGAAAATTTCTTTTGCTGTTTCTTGATCTTCGTTGATCAATGCCTCTAGCATGGCTTCAAATTGGGTACGGTCAGTCATTGTTAGATCTCCTGTGAATGATGGTTATACAAGGCTGTATTATATTTACACTTTAATTACAAAAGCGGTACGATATAGCCTAAAAACGACTAGTTTTTATTAAATCGAGTTATTTATGCCGCCGGTGCCGGCGTTGCATACATTGTATTAATAAAACTTAATTCTGTTTCTTGTTCTAGGATGTGTGCTTCGCTTGATTTGCGAAGTTGGTTGATTTGACGTAGTGTCAATCTAGTTTTGCGAGTATCACTTCTCTTAACTACACCTGAGTCGCGTTTAGGATCATACCGCATGTCGTTAGCAGTATGTCGAGTATCAGGGTCAATATAAAATAATTCTCTAAGGATCATGATGTATTTATGCGGCAGGTGGTGTAGCTGGACCTGGAGCCACTGCTGGAGCCATTCCGCCAGCGGCGGCTGCTCCGTCTATGTCACCTTCCATACCGTCAGGTGCTGTTAAATCGCCCGACATACCTAAGTCGCCTTCAATACCTGCGGCACTAAGACCTGCTGAACGTAATTCACCTGCTGCATCAGTGTATGTTGGTTGTCCTTTGCCACTCTCTTCGCCCCACATGCGTTCGTTTTCTGCTACTTCTTCGTCTGTTAGACCTAAGAAACGCTTTAACGCAAAGCGTTTTGACATGTAAGGCACTGCTTGAATGGTGTTAAATGTGTTAATACGTTCACCGTCAAGCGCACTTTGACGTGTACTTGCGAAGTTTAAAGGCGGATTAAACTTCAATTCAAACAAACTTGAATCAATGTTTAGACCTTTGGCGCTCATATACATTTTAAATTCTTCGTCAAACACTGATGTTACAAGACTTTGTAAGCGTTCACAGTACTTGTTAAAGCGTAGTTCTTGAATATAAGCTGTACCAACGCGACCGTCATTGTAACTTGCTTGACTATCATCTGCGCCTGTTGGCAAATAGCTTGATGGGATGCGTAAACCGCGGAATAACTTGTTGGTAAAGTACTTTAAGTCATCAATCTCACCTAAATTAGTTCCGCCAGGTAATGTTTCTACTTTACTACCACGACCTTCTGCTGTTTGCGGAAAGAAATAGTCCTCGTTGATACTTAAAGGGTTATATGCTGAGTCAATAACGTTTTGTCCGCCACCTGTTTGGCTTGGAATACGTCTTTGATGTATTTCATTTTTAACACGTTCTACAAATGCCATGGCTAAATGGCTTGGCATATTACCTACATCAATATGGAATACACGTCTTTCTGGAGCACGTTGTATACGATATATTAAAATAGCATCTTCTAATAGTTCTTTTTGTTTGTAAACTTTAAAGATATTCTCTAATAAACTATTGCCAAACGGAAAGTTGTTGTCTAACCCTTCGCTTAAACTTAAATGTACAATGTGCTCAGCATCAATTGCGTGTTCTGTTTCAGTTGTACCAAAGCGACTTCCGCTTGAGCTACTAGGATATGGTCCTGAACTACCTTTTTGTGCGCCTTGTTGTCCAAGATAACCTGCTCCGCTAGTAATGCCGCCGCCTGATTGACGTGGATTGATATTAGGAGTGATTTGTGTAGCAACTAAATTTTCAAAGTTAGGTGCTAGATCTTTAATAACATATTGCTCAGGACTTTTACCATTACTTTCGTTTACAATGATTTTAACAATTTTACTTGGATCAACGTAAGACCATTTTTGCGTTTCTGGGTCACGAATAAAGAAAGCATCGCCATATTTGAATGTGTTCCGCATAATACGGAAGATGCGTGTGTCAAAGAGTTGTATTTTAGTCCACTGTTGCATGTATTCAGCTAGAATACGTATTTCAGCGTTGGTAGCACGATGTCTCCAAGTGACACTAAATGGAGTTTTACCGTCTTTTAATTTTTGTGTACAAAATTCAGCTAGAATATCTAATGCCGCGTTGACTTCCGGATCACTATCCATTACTTCGTACTGCTGATAGCGTTCAATACGATTGGGACTACCTGAGTAAACATCGGGAAGATAGCTACTGTAGTTTGATTTAGCAGGTCCAGCTTTGCTGTTATTTTCAGAACCAGAGATTGGACTTAAAGAAGACCCCACTGGTACTGGCGTAAAATACTTTTTCCAACTCATTCATTTATCCTTTAGCCAAATCTATTGCCATTTAACCCGTCAATGCCACCTGCTGTCTTTTCAGCGTGACCTGCGGTTCGAACAAGCGCATCAAGACTTTGTGCTGTTAGCTTATTTAAGTTATTTAAAGCATTTAGTACGTCACTATTGAATGAATCTGTAGCTACTGGTGGAGCAATATTAGTTGGTTCTTCAGCGGTTACTGGTGTTGCTACTGCTGATTCAGGAGGTTTGGACGATTGCGCCATAGAGGATGTAGCATTTTTTAAGTTACTAATCATATCTCTGGATGCTGATGCCGCTGAATTGTCGGCCGGTGGTATCATAGACTTAGCCATATTGGCTAACTGTCCCGGATCAGGCTGTTTAATATTACCAATCATGCTGGTAAGTTTCTTATCATCAAAGCCGCTTGGCATCTTCATATTGCTAAACGTACTAGACATCTGCTTTTGCATATCGCCCATCATTGGAGTCATTTGCTTCTGCATGTTTTCCATCATTGGAGTCATTTGCTTCTGCATGTTTTCCATCATAGGTGTCATTTGCTTCTGCATGTCCCCAAACATCTTACTTGGATCCATTC